TCTGTATCCACTCGTCCAAATTCATCTAGTATATCACATTCTGTTGTATCTCGATTATACATTTTATCCACCTTTTCTTCTAAGAGTGTAGCATATTCACAAAGACTTTCAACCATTATTACACTCCTCCAAGTTTCTTTATCTCGATTTGCTTTGTAAGTTTCTAGTAATACTGGATAATCTGACCCTTCTTCAAACCTTTTACGCCAGACATCCCTTTGTTCTTTGAGCCCACTCATTTGAATCTCCTTATAACAGCGGTAGTAGTAACGAGAATCAACCACACAACTACCAAGATTGTGATGGGTAGCCATAAAGGGGCAGTAACAAACCACCATGACCAAGTAATAGTTCCGACCAGCTTAAGAGTTAAGAAGATCAGGAATAGGGTTGAATTAAAACTTATGTTCACGTTCATTATTTCTTTACCTCAACTGTTAAAGATAATTCTTTGTTCAAATACTTTTCATATAATTCAATCTGTTCTGGTGTCATTTTAACTCTATCATCACAAACCTTACCGAATATCATCGCATCACGTACCACTGATAGACCGCAGATGATTGAATCTAGGTTATGAATTCCTGTATCACTTGTGTAATCCTGCCCCACTTTAAACAATAACCAGTGTCTTCTTACTGCGTTTATATATGTCATTAAAGACATTGTTCCATCTTCAAGATGTAACCAATTCCAAGCACCATATTTATCTGCTCCAGATTGAGCAGCAGCGGTTACAATCAAATCAAGTGTTGCTGTGATGGAATCGAATGTCATCTTCTTTGTACTACACGACTGCTTTGGATCAATCAATTTAGTCATCTGTTATCCCCAGTTCTTCGCAAGCTGATAAAAATAATCTTTTAGATTCTTCGGGCGTGAAGAACCTAATTTTAAATTCTAATGGATTATTCTTGCTATATTTAGAATATGTTCTAAAATGTTCTGGACGCAAAGCCAGAACTTCATCTAAGAACATACATTTATCAATCACGTCAGTGATATATTTATTCTCTTCAATGTCATATTTAGAATAGATAACATCCGAGAACTTTCTTTCCAACTCTTTATACTCAGGAAGCAAAACTTTCAATCCTGTCGGTAAATCCTTAAGATACGCTTCTGAAGCATCATGGAACAAGGCGTATCTCATCAATCGTTTAACAGTGTCCTCATCATAGTTTAAGCCTGTAACCACTTCGAACACATAGTTCATAACGTTTATACTATGACAAGACACGCTAAAGTATACATCCAGGGGTAACGCACCTCCATACCTTCTTTCATTTGCAAGATGATGTGCTATATCTTGTAGACAAACATCTCTTACATTAAAAGTGGTATAGTCGAAAAGCTTTCCACTAGCAGTTACGAACTTTGTATGCCTTTTCATTTTGTGTCCTCATCAAAAGTATCTCTTAAGTAATCAAGAGAGATAAAGCAAGGATCAAAACCACCTTCTATAACCCTATGGAGCATTATTATTCCTCTCCAGTGATGATTACCTTGGTATCCTTTATAACCCTCATCATGTAGGTAGCATGCACCAGCAACTATACCCCACTGTTTTTGACCTGTGACCAAAGTCCTAGTGGCAATATCTAACTTCTGTGTGTGACCTACTACATAACTGTGTCCAACTGTTTTAAGTACTGTTGATACCAGACCTGCGTATGGATTCCCAGTGTTAGGATTGGCCATAAAATGAGCATAACAAACTCCAGCAATGAAAACCGGCTTAAGATAATCATGGACTTCCCAATCTTGATAAGGTAAATCATCATAACTAATAACACCTTCAAGCTCTGCCTGATTCTCAACAGCTCTCATAATCCTATGTTCATGATTACCAAGAGTCAGTACCATGCGCGGTTTATATTGTTTAGCTTTAATCTGACGCTGATGCTCATTATATTCTCTTAAAGGACGTAGCAACATGTCCATACCTTTCTTAGCAGCAGCAATATCACTTTTATATCTTCTTCCTTCGAAAGACTTCTTACCCTTATCATAACTGCTGAGGCTAGGCATGTCTGCAAAGTCACCGATACAAACGATAACATCGGGTTTTTTCTTAATAATGTATTTACCGATCCAGGTCAAATATTCTAAAGGAACACCTTCCTTTACTTGACAATCAGGTATGATTAAATGTTTCTCAATCTTCTCCATTATTGCTCCTATTCGCGGTTAGAATTTCGAGTTCACGTTTCTTTTCTTCAAGCTTCTTAACTTCAAGTTTAAGTTCTTTTTTCTCTTTTGTTAAATCTCTTAGATCCTGTATATCGTAAAGTCCTGATTCCATTCGATTAACTAAAGTTTGAACTTCCTCAATCATCATAGAAGTTATGCTTCTGTATTGAGTTATGTTGACGGAATCTAAAAGTTTTAACTGATCTCGCATTTCCTCAAGCACACTGCACACGTATCTATTTGGTCCATAGCTTCTGCTCATTTCATCTAACTCCTAAACATTGTAATCACGCAGGTGTCTACCCATCTATATCTACCTTATCTAATCCTAAGATCTTTTCAATCCTCACAACATGTTCTCCCATCGCAATAAGGTAATCTTTCATTTTAGGGAGCTCATCTAAGACTTCAAACAAAGCTTCTCTTGTTTCATCAATCTTTTCGAGATGTTCTCTACAGTATTTAACGTTATCCATCAATTCTTTAATTTTATCAAATTTTGGTTTATCATCAATGCCATATTTAGTATAGTCTACGGTATCATTAGTCATTTGATTTTCTCCTGATTAGTTTTATTAACGTGACAAACCACGCACAATGAATTCCAACCGTCAATCTCGCAAAACATCCTATCAATTACACCCTGCCAATCATCGGCCGAACCTACAGGAACTTTATGGTCAAGTTCAATGCTTTCTCTCCTGAACCACTTTTGACATAATTCACATGGATATTCGAACTTATGCCTTCCTAATCCACTAGCTTCTGTTTTAACTCTTCTGATTGTGGCCAGATAGTCATCACCTGTACGCCAGTACATGGATAACTTCCTAAGAGCGTTCTTAATCGTTGCTTTATATTTTGCATCAGTCCAACGCCCACCGTTCCTACATTTGACACCCCATCCTTCCGCTCTTTTAGCCATTATTCACCTGTGAATTTTATTAATCGAACCTTTCCTCCACAACCACAATCTAAAGCTATTGCAACCTCTACCGCCTTAACTGAGTTCTTACCCAGGTGCATTGCAGCAAGTGCAAAAGGGCGGCCTGAACCGCAAGCTAATTTCTGTGATCGATCATAAGGAATTAAATAAGAACTATTTTCTTCCATCTCATACACATACTTTTTACCAATTACTACACCAGAGACATCATATTCAAAATTAGAAGCAGGGGTACCGAATTTTTCATCTTGAAGTATATCAATAACTTTATCAAAGTCTATAACCGCTCCGGCCATGCCTATACCAATCAGTGTGTCTCCACGATATGGTATACCTTCTTGGAATACTACCATCTTATCGGCTGAATCCGTAACTAGGTGTGACTCTGTTGTTACTCTGGAGTCGCTTGCCAACACATATCCATCCCAAACGATAATAGTCATCCCTTGCCCTCCATTATATCGTTTAGATTCCTAAGAACATCTTTTACATCCTGACCTTTAAGAAAGCCTTGGTTGAATCCAAAAGCTTTACCTTGTTCAAACGCTTGATTAAGAGCTTCTTCTAATCGATCAGGAAAGCTATCAAGAACTGTAGTTCCCACTAACATATCATTCACTGTTCCAGCTTCAATTAATACATCAGCCCACTTTTCAAAGTTCGGCATAGTAACCATAATCAGATCTCCGGTATGTAATTATTCTTTAGTTGCCAAAACTGTAATAGATTGCTAAACATGCCATATTCTCTCTCAAAGTCGGTACTCTCAGTAAGTTCAAACATACCGGGAATATGTGTTGAGATAAATAGGTTAAATCGTTCAGCATCTTGAATTTCAAATCCAAAAGCATAGGCAGCCGTTTGCATATGATGCTGGTCATAGGCAATCATTTTCTTTCTGTTATCTGTATCCTTTGTCTTATAATCAAGAACAATTGGTAGTTGACCCTCCTTACCTTTACTATGCATATCCACTTTACCACCAAAACCATAAGGGCTTGTAAAGCTCCCTTCGGGAATCCAATCAACATTTGGAAATCTATCAGTCATAAACTCAATTACTGGTACAATGAATTTACTCTCTTTCTCATTAACTTCACCGGTCAGATAATAATGTTCTAATGCATTATGAATCTCTGTACCGCGATCAGCAGCTTTCTTACCAATCAATTCTGATTCTGTTATGATTTTTCGTTTCCAGAAGTCCTCTTCATAGGTTTCTTCGTCATACGGACACTCAATACAAGCCTTAAGTATTTGATTTTGTTTCCATATTAATAAACCAGGCTTATCTTCTACACTCATTACTGTTGTAACAGATGGAACTAAATTCAATTTACGAGCATCTCGTAAAGTTGTCGCACGTATTTTTCCGTTGGCCCCCCGAATCGTGTACATCGGATCACCATTCTTATCATACCAATGTGACATTATGTGTGCCTCCTAGTTCTCTTCAACTTCATATCCTTGAAGTGCACCGTTTAAAGTGCACAACAGTCTCCTTCATTATAATATCGCTTGCAACCCTTCATCGCTGTCAGGTGGATTCAAGTCTTGATCACGCTGTTCCCCTGCATCATATTGTTCATGCAGATATTCATTGTAATCTTCCTGTGACATATTATCAATCGTATCATTATTGACACTCATAAAAACTCCTTATAACATATCCTCAGCTTCATCTTCATAAGAAGCATTAGCATCATCAATTTCTTCGGACTCAAGAAGATCTTTGTACTTGTTAAGTACACCACCTTGATAAGGAATCAAGTTCAATATTTGTACGCCTACAAGCCGTAAAACTTTACCTTTTCGTCCTTTAATTGACGCAAGTTCTGCAAGAACAATACCAGTAGAACCATTACCAATCCATTCAGTAACTGCTCGGTCGTATTTATCAATAACATCAATATCTTTAAAAACCATATCGCCTTTTAGTTTAGTAGCACGAATACGAATAAAGGTCTGACCAGTTTTTTCATCTTCGGTCAATTTGGTCAAAGCAGGGATACCAGCTTTTTGAAGCTCTTTGAACTTCTCTTTATCACATTCGACCTGTATAGAATAAGAAGTGTTGTTGGGTTCATCAACATCAATTTCATAAGGTTTCTGAGCTTGTCTTGGTGGAACATTCGCATAACGAAGCTCACCTTTAAATTTAACTGCGACTTTCTTATTTTCATCTGACATTTTAATTTCCTCGTAGTTTGTATAATTGAAGTATAGAATACTTATCTTAATCTGTCAATGTGTTTCTGCCCAATTCTTACCCACCTTGAATTCTCCAGTAAAAGGTACGTTTAAGTGTAAGAACCGACCAGTCGCTTCAATTGACTGCACACCTAACAAACCAACCTGCTCCGCTTCCGAAGGATTGGCCTCCCTTTGGAACTCATCATGAAAGTTACCAACAGCCGGAGCAATCAATCTATGCTCTGCAAGTAATCTCTCAAACTCTAATAAAGCTATCTTCATGATAATACTACCACAACTCTGGAACAATGTGTTAATTAGAGCGTGTTTATATCGAATGGTCAAAGGACGTTTATCAATTGACATCAAATATCCCCACTTCTTGAATGCTACTTCTACAATCTGTTTCAGTTTCTTTAGTCCCGGATTACCTGACCAGTAAGCTTCATACAGGTCGTTAGCCATCTCTTTAGGCTTACCCAGTGTGGTAGCAAGCTTAGGTGCACCACCGCCATATACCAAGCAGTATTTTCCAGCCTTAGCCTTACCTCTAGTACTATCAAAGATAAGTGCATTCTTACTATGAATATCACCATCAATCAACTCCATCGCACCATCCTTGTCAAAAGGAAAGATGTAATGAGCTTCACAACGTGCTTCAAGTGCACTGGCATCAATACCAACCAGCACTTTATTCTCTGGAACAATAAAAAGCGATCTCATTTCCTTACCGTAATAGACTCCTTCCTCTGCTTTCGGAACATTTACAATGATACTGTGAGTAAATCGTGTGGTGTTTGTAGCACAACTGTTGCCACGAGCTTCAACTCTGTGATCCATTCTCATGTTCTTTAGCCACCCTTGAACAGATGATAATCTGTGTGATGCTTTACCTCTCTCTGCAATCAATTTAATTGATGGTATATCAATCAACCTTCCAACTTCATCCCACTCTTCAGCATCGGCTGGTAACTTAGGTGATGTTTTAATGAAAGATCCACCCTTTGCATAATCTCGAGTTGGTTTATTATGCTTATCCTTCTTTACATTCCATGTTTTTGGCTTCCAACCGAACGATAATAGGTAATCTTTTACCTGTTTATCTGAATTTAAATTCATACGTTCGAATGAAATTCGGCTAAAATCCCCCATAATCGAAGGTTTTTCACCTAAATTCACGCAATCGTATGAATTTTTCAACCAATTACTTGCACTATTTGTTAAGGTCTTTCCATCTTTTAGGAAAGCTTTGCAAGGAGCTTTATATTTAACCTTCAATTGCATAGGAAGTAGTGGTAATAATTCCTCATCAATAGGTTTAATAATACCTTCCAGTTCCTCAATCAATTCATAAGCATACTGAGCATCAAACAGCCAACCATGAGCAGCCTGTTGTTCAATCTTCTTCCAAACATTTTGCTCCATCTCAAAAACTGAATCTAGCATCAATCTTTTATCATGGCTCGTCAGGGTATCAATATAGTCTACGATATGTTCATATATCATAGCTTGAATTTCAGTGTCTTTTATGTTACGATTGAGCATTTCACGACTGAATGTTGACCAGTCACTATGTGAAGGTTTACTTAACCCTAAACGTACACCCCATGACTCAACTGAATGAGGGCCTTTAATCTTAACCTTCTGTCCATTATCTTTAGTATGTAATGGGGACTCCAAGTCAGGCCATAGAATACGTGACATAAGAACTGTATCTCTATAAAAACCTTTAAATTCATAATTGAATATCTTTTTCAATACTTTTAGGTCGAATCCAATACCATTATGGCAAGATAACGAATTTAAAGTATCTAAATAAGCTGGCAATTCACTTATATATTTAACTTCGAAGTCAAACATTAGGGATGATTCGTGCCAGTTATCAGGAATGAATACTATCCACTCTTTTGTTTCTGTGTTCAAGATAGATGCACAATGGATCTTTGTCAGTGTATCTAAGAGACCATCTGTCTCTAGGTCGAGAATATTCATAATCTTTATCCCCTCACTCCTGCGGTTTGAAATTCATCATAATGATGTTACCTGATCCAATGATCAAATTGAGTTACCGTGAGTAATTATTGCATTACTTTCGACTTGTTCACCTTCATCTCTACTGTTAGATTTTTTAAGTTCATCACAATCTCCTAATCGCTTAGTTGTTCTATCGTATTTCATTTTCCAGTGTTTACCTTCATCTGATCCCGGGGGGTTTCTATCTTTCAAAACCCAAGCTTGAAGTGTATTTTTAATCTTATCATTATCTGACATTTTATCTCTATGAAGTCCAATAACAAGATCTGAATACAATTCGATACCCTGACTGCCACGAATGTTTTTAATATTTACTGGGCAATCACCGTCACATATTGTAAGGTCAGTCTCATCATCCCTTTTAAAATGACATACGTTAATCAAAGTATAGTTGTACTTTACTGTACTATCTTTCAAAGCAACCATTGCTTTATCTATACCACGCCTTTCATCACCACCTATGCTTGTTGCACTGTAGGTTAAGTTATCAAAAACTATCATTTCACAATTTAAACCTTTAACCATATAAGCGATGTTATCAACAATAGCCTGAATATCACTGCCATAGGTTATATGATCATATATAACTAATTGATCTGCAACCCATCTGCACGATTCCTTTTCCTCATCCGTGAAAGCTCTGTTGGTTATATTGGTCAGTGTAGTACCAGTTAAACTGTCTGTCAAGCGAACAAGCACCCCCTGAATGGTCTGTTCTAATGCTATTACACCTATTCTTCCACCACTACCTATAACACCTTTCATCATTTCCGATACAAACTCAGTCTTACCAATACCAGCTTTAGCAGCAATCGAGATCACTGAAGGTATGCGAATCGGTCTAATAGCTTTGTTAGCAGCTTTCCAAGGCCAAGGTCTGGTTTGTGCAACGGCACCTTCTAGGCTTGTCATAAGTTGTGCACCAGTTAATATAGGAGCTGGAATATATTCAACAGCACCATATACAACTTTTCTAATACCAGCTTCATCTCCGAGTTTAAGCATATCATTTGCATCTTTATCAGGCCATCTTGCAATTCTAACCTTCCCCGGCTCTAGTATCTTTAAGCAAGCGGATGTAGCAGCATTACCAGGACCATCATTATCGAATGCTAAAATAACGTATTTAAATCCGTCAAGATACTTTTTGTTCTTGGCGAGAACTTCCGCAGCACGGTTGTTTCCGCTATTATCTGATCTAACCCCATTTGGTAACGAGACAACTGGATACTTGCAATCGAAAGCCTGTGCCACGCTAAGTGTATCAATTTGGCCCTCTGTGATTGTAATAAAGACTCTTTCATCTGGGGTAAAAAGGTGCGCACCCCATAAGGTATCATTAAACTCTTTATTTCCAAAAATTGGAAACTTCTTATCTGCTGTTCTTACCTGCTGCATAGCAAGTTCACCCGCTGCGTTACAGTAATTGGCAATGTGGATTTGCTTCTCCGCATTAACCATGTACCCATAGAACTTACAAGTCTTCTTAAGTAACGCACGACTTTTGATATCACGATATTCACCTTCCTGAAATTTACTTTTCTTATCAGCAACTTGCTCAACTTCTTTATCAACCCCATTAGACTCCTTCGATAACTTTTGATCTTTACCAATAGTGCCGTGACTGGCTATGCAAAACATCACTCCACTATCGAATATCTGCAGATTATCTCCATCACTATCTCTACCTTCTTCTTGGCATAATGGGCACAGCTCAGTTCTTACGACTGTCATAGTTCACTCCGGTAGTAATAAAACATGATCCTCTTCAAAATCAAATTCAATATCTAAAAATATTTTATCAAGTTGTCTTTGTAAACTTCTAACACCCTGATTACTTTTCATTGCCCTGTCAACAATATTATCTAACTGTTCATCTGTTATGTTTATATTGAAGATTCCAAAAGCTGCCATATCCATTTGTTTCTTTGGCAAAATCTTATCTAGAAGAATAGCACGATACTCTTCTTTTGTAAAGTCATCTAGCTGAATAATAGCCATCATACGTCCTACAAGCTCAGGAAGTAATCCGGCAGCAACTACTTTATTTTCAATATCAACTTTATGTTTTTTAGTTTTATCCTCTAACATATTAAATCCAATAGAATTCTTAATTCCCTCTTTATTAGTGATTGAAGTGAACGCACCAGCAAAGATAAAACTTACTCCAGCAAACTCTGACTTATTATCAAATAAGGTTAGGAAGTTACTTTGTACGTGTTCATTCCATTTACCTGAAGAATCGAATGATTGACCTAACTTATCTATCTCATCAATGAACACGACGGTCTGATCTATTGCACCATCAACTGAGAAGTATACACTTGGTGATTTCTTATTAAATTCAATTGCATTATCTACAATCGCTTTCCGTATATCTTCCTCTTTAACTCCACCACTCGCACCCGTAGGATTGAGTTTAGTAGCATCGAACTTTAATAGAGGGAATGGAACAATCTGATTAAGGGACTCAACCAAATGTGTTTTACCAGTACCAGATGCACCTATCAATAATATCTTAGAGGTTTGAAGCAGGAAATCCTTATGCATCATAGATCCCCACTTTTGTTTATATCTCATCTTAGACCTGTTAAGCAGGGTAATCAAAGCCTTCTTCGCTTCATCATGACCGCTAACATATTCACCAAGAGCTTCATATATCTTTCTGTTGCTTTCTCCGAATAACATAACAAAGCTCCTTATTCGTTATCTAACGCACTTAAGATCGCGTCCTTGTTGCTGACAGACCTAAGCAGTAGAGTTTTTATTATCTCATCATTCAAACCCAATAATGCACAATCACCTTCAAACATATCTGAGTCAATATATCTTATTGCATCATCAGCAACTTTTTTATCAAGGTTATGTAGATCTTTACCAGCCTGTATGATTACCTCAATGAATAACTTTATCTCAGGATGCTCTTCTTTATAATTCTGTTGGGCAATCTCCAAGATTCCTGTGTGAAGATATTTCCTGGTAAGATCCCAAAAAGCATCACCAGTGGGAAAAGATCCATCACTCTCGTCAGCGCCATGCTTCACTTTATTCCAGTACTTTTCCATTCCAATTCACCTTAATTGTTAGATGCTCTGTCTCATACGTTTCTGAGAAGTTAGCAGATAAGAATCTGTTTGTTTCTTCATCATTGATGAGATTTGCTATTACGTTTAATATTCTTAAATAGTGGTTTGCACTATCTTTCTTTTTTATGACCTCTAATGTCTCTAACAAACTTTCATACCGTTCATCAATCATTGTAGTAATCCAATTTAGTTGTTAGGTTATTTTTAGTATACCATATATCGCCTAAATTTTCAATTTGACTCTTTTCTAGAAAAAGAATTTTATGATGTTCAAAATCTTTTTGGAAGATGGTGAAGCTTATTTTGTTTCTATACTTATCTAAGTAAAATATTTCTATCTTCTCATGGGGATTTGGTTTGTTCATATTATTCTCCTTCATGCTTATATTAACTATAGCTCATTCTCTATGAAATGTCAATATCAATGTTCAACCATGTTTACTATTGACATGAATATTTTTATATGTTATTTTAGATTACTTTAAGATTACTTAAAGATATCTTATAGATTACTTATAGATCACTTAAAGATATCTTATAGATTACTTAAAGATTATCTTTCTAATTAACTATAATAATAACTCTTTAAGATTACTTAAAGAGATCTTACAGATTATCTTCCGAAATACCTTTAAGAATACTTAAAGAAATCTTTAAATACTTCTTGACAAATTGTCATATCCTTACTATACTGTAATTATGAAATCATTGTTATGAGGTGTTATTATGGGTTTACTGAATGAATTATTTATTCTAGCAACTAATAAACTTAAAGAAGTTATGAATAAATCTGAAGTTACACAGGATATTAAACCTACATCCAATGTAGCAACAAATAAAGAAGTTGGGGATTTCCTAGCAGGATTTGGAGATAAACATCAGGACGTGCTTAATCCTGTGTCAACTCATTCTTTGGATAGAGCTAAATTTTATGCTGAATATAAGAAAGTTTTTAGATCAATAAAACAATCAAACGTGGATTGCCTTGAAGCTATCTTTGATATATTTGATAGGTATTATGAAGATATAAAGGATACTGAAAAGAAAGCTTATATGCTGGCAACGGTACGGCATGAAGTTGGTCCAGATATGATTCCTATTGAGGAGAACATGAATTATACCGCAGGTAGGATATGCCAAGTTTGGCCCAGTCGTTTTAAATCTGCAGCGGAGGCAGCTCCCTATGCTCATAACCCTGAGAAACTTGCAAACAATGTGTATGGTAATAGATTGGGGAACGGACCCCCATCATCGGGTGATGGGTATCGCTACCGTGGGAGAGGGATTGGCGCACAGTTTACAGGTAAAGTAAATTACATTAAGTTTGGAAAACTTTTTGGAGTCGATCTGGTTAACAACCCTAAGCTAGCAGTCGATCTCAACCTCGGTGCTAAAATCCTTTATAAGGGGAGTATTGAGGGTTTATTTACTGGAAGAAGTTTATCGCATTATATCACGAAGGATAAGACAGATTATATAAATGCTCGTAGGGTCGTTAATGCTGACGTTGCAGCTAACGGATCAAAGATTGCAAGGGATGCTGAGAAGTTCTATAACATATTAACTAAAGTGAGGATTTCATAATGGCAGATCAAAAGAAATGTAAGAAAGCTGGACGCTCTCGCCGTAGTTCAGTTTATCAAGGTCCAGCACGAAATAAAGCAAAAAAGATTGCTCGTCATTCAAAGAAACATCCTAATGATAATCAAGCAGTTGCAAGAAAAAGTAGGGATGTTAGTTGGTATAAACGTAAAAAACCTTTAAATGGTCTTGACAAAATTGAAGAAATGATTCATACTCAAATTAACAGGACAATGATATAGATTTTAAACTTAGCCTGGTGCAGCTAAGGCTCCGAAATGCACCATTGAATTCCAAACGTTGTTAGGTTATATATAAAATATAGCGGGGTAGTTTAACAGTAGAATAGTGGATTCATACTCCACCAGATGTAAGTGCAACTCTTACCCCCCGCTACTAAATTCTCTTGGGGAGGAGAATCAAATAAAATGATCCCTCACTGAAATGCGTTCCAGTGTAATCGATACGTATCGTGTGGCTATGTGATAAGCCTATAGCTGTTCCATGCCCTGCTTGGAAGGAATAGAACTCGTAGATTGTGATAGGTGAAAGCAAGAACATATTAGGTGTCGGACTTCGAAGAAACGGCCTTTTGGTGGTTGCCCTGTCAGATTTAGTCGTGACGAGTATAATTTGGATGACTTAATAGATTTGTTCATTTTTATTGAACATTAAGAAAAAATGGACGCTGACGTTTGCTCAGGTTAAACGATCTCCTACCGGGTAATACCTCACTGACCATAAAAACAAAAAAGGCCCACAAGAGGCCTTAGATTGAGCTACATTAGATAAGGTGAGGAACACCAATGAATCCGTTGTCATTTTGGGTCTGAGTGTTGGCTCCGGTGTAAAACGGAAGCACATTCTTGTCAATATACCCCTGAACCGTTCCATTTGGTCTTATTAAGATTGCTGGAGTAGTTCCTTGCATTACAAAAGTTGGAGCAGCATACCAACCACCACCTCTCTTCGGTCCAAGTTCATATCCCTTCCCATTATCAGTCATTAATAAAACTGAGTTACCTCCCTCTAGAGCTTTCTTCCCTTCACTATCATATAAATGAAAATTCCATTTACCATCCTGCCAACCGAATCCAAGAATTCCTCCTAAAGGAAACTCCGTTGCTCTTGGAGCTGCGATAGGACAATTATCACCTTCATTTGGGTTTCCCTCTCCGCAAACCAATCCGGTAACAGTAAAACTACCAGTAGCCCATCCAGTATTAATAGGATTAGAGTGCCATTCTAAAAGATATTCAACAAACCCTCCACCTATTTTTCCATCCATATTATAAGTATATACAACATTCCTATATGCTGTTACTGTATAATCAAAACCGACATGATAAAATCCTACCGCTGTATCAAAAACCGCCTGAGCAGCTGACACTCTTGAATGACTATAAACCGAACCACTGACATAAGTTCCAGCAGCAGAAGCCCAAAATCCTTGTTCCCAATCTTCCCATCCTGGCTCAATAGGAGGTGTATCAGAATCTTCCCATCCAGTAGGTATATTATCGAACTGGCTCAATTCTCTTAATAAGGCAGACACTTCTTTATCTCCTATTAAGCCAGCTATCTCTTTAATTCTTGGAGCATATGTATCACCATTTTCAGATGGATAAGGAGCTATGTCTGTAAATAAATCACCTATTCTATACACACCTTTGTCAGGACTAGTTATTGTTTCACCATCAGATGCAGTATTTAGATCTGACTTATCGGTTGATTGATCAGAGATTGGTTGATTATTACCATCTTTTAGAGCATCAGCAGCAGCGTTTGCAGCAGCATCGGCAGCAGTCTCAGCAGCCTTATCGGTAATACTTCCTGGATTTTTATCCTCATCTCTTGGGACTGTAGAACTTGGACTGGAACTACCAGCATCCAAAACAGCCTGTTGAGCTATAATCCTTTCACCGCTAAGTCCTGGCAAAGCGGTCGCTCGTTGAGCTTGGATTAATTTTTCAACTTTTTGTTCTAACTCTTTAGTCTTAGCGATACTTCGAATAGAGTTAATGATACCTTGAATATTAACACTACTCTTAGTACCAGTCGTTGAACGAGTAGCATTAGTAGCAGCATTTGATACACCAGTGTTATTATCAGGAGTAGACATTTGATCTTATCTCTAAATAGTCGTTAGGTATACTAACAGTAAAGTTATAATAACCTTCAAGATTTCTCTGTGTGGTCATTGATTCTGATATCTCTGGATAATCAACTACAAAAGCTTCAGAATACACTGTACGTACGATACTGGTATCGTTTCCTCTACGTTCAGTATTAGTACAGTTCCCAAAGAATCCATTCATTGTTTGTTGTCTTAGATTTTCTGCCAAACCAAGATGAGTGCCCAGCCTAACACTATAAGAAGTGTTTAGGTATGAATAATTATCTGCAATGTTAGGGTTGATAACAGTCGGAGACATAGAGTCCTGCGCTTTACATCTTGATAAAGTTAGCTTAACACTTGTTACCGCTTCACCAGTTAAGAAATTAATAGAGTGAACAATGTTTGAAACACGTCCTCTACATTTAATCATACCAGCATTTAATGAAACGGTATGAGTAATATCTATTTGTGGGAATATAGAGCGGTTGAATGAAACTTCACAATCTCTGTGTGATTTCATTATAGCTACTTTACCCTTATCGATTGCTATCAACAATCCAGTTTGAACATTAGCTATGGCAGTTTTCTTATCAACATACTTAGGACCTGTTCCTGTGATCCTAACTGTGTTGTCACTTGTCCAGCTGTTTGTATCATATTCAGAAACTACGTTATAAGTTTCTTCGGTTATGTTTAAATCTTGGAACTGATCTATAGAAGTTGGTGAAGAAATAGTTAGATTAAAATTCTCGCTGATAGGTTGAGTGTATTTTCTAATACTGTTCCATGAAGCACCACGACATAAGTAAGTTGAAGTATCGGTTACAGTAGAGCTGATTATTTCTGTAGTGGGATTACCATGAGCATCTAAAACTGGAGAAGATGTTCTATAAGGTTGTCCATTCCCATCTAGTTTAAATGTTCCATCAGAATTAGTAGCATAACCATTATCTCTTGTCACCGGAGCACTTTGTTGAGTTATCCTGTTTGGTTGCCATATGATAACACCACCAGCACTGTTTGCTATACCTTGAGCTGGCCATAACTCTACGTAAGAAATACCTCCATTAACAATCCAATTACCACCACCAGCAGCACTTTCAACAGTGGTCTTAGCTGGGAAAGAACCTCTCCCTTGATGTGGATAACTATTTCCAGAAGAACCGAAGTACCACCTACTTAAGTTACTGTATCCTGGCCAAGTAACTGCACATGACACTTGAACCAGTCGAGTATAACTATGACCAAATGTAACTTTAAAAGTATTAATCCTTGAAGAGGGATCTGAGAAAGTGACTTCAGGTTTATCATAATAAATCTTACTATCATAATAGGGTCCTGGACTATCAGTTAAAGTGAAGTCAGCACTTGCTTTAGGAATCCATGCCGTTAATTGTGGAACACCATTATTATCGAAGTCGAAGTCATATGGTATCGTTTGTAATCTCCTGTCAAGTTCGTCAGCCTGGTCTCTGGGTTCTCCGAATATAGCTACAGAATATTGTCCTACGTTAGAGATACCTGGAAAGGTTACGCTCGTTTGAGATAGATTTTTAATACGAAATGATCTTCTATCGGAGCAGGATAAAGTTGTCCTTTCTTCAATAAGATCAAGAGATGGGTTATTAACCCAACCATGAAAGAATTTAAATCTTCCTTGTATGGTATGAATGTAACCATTGATACGTTGACCAATATAACCTTCGGGATTTTGTAATCCGTAGAGGTTAAGTATTGTAAATTCTAATGTGGTTGCTTGACCAGATGTTTTATTATAAGAGAGAGTACCAGTTAACTGGCTTGCTGGGATAAGTTGATTACCGATATACAGCTCAACATCATATCCCATCCTGTTAAATCTTTCAGTGACACCAGAAGATTCATTGTCTGCTGCACTTATCGTAGCGATTCCAAAAACCATTATGGCATTACCTTTTGATTTAATATTACAATATTTTGTTCATTAGAAGTTTCTTTAACATTTTGATAAAAAGTGACGAAAGGACCTGATCCAGTTAGCGATCTTAGTTGTACATTCTGGTCAAAGATAATAAATACATTTTCACCTCTACTAATTCCAACGCTTTGTTGAAAGTTTACAATTGGACCTGCTACACGAGATTCAGTTACTGATTGGTACAATCTTCCAAAGATACCTCCGAAAGTTTCTCTAGGGGAAACATCATCTAATGCTACATCATTTATAGGACTCGCATTAAATCTCATTATAACCCCCAGTAATACTCTATTCTATCACCTGCAATAACTCCCTCACTAATTATAGGGAGTGGATAAGAAATTAAAACCGCGTCATCGTCAACATTATCTTGAACAACAAGTACCGGTACTGTAGATAATGCCATGATTAATTACCCCTTTTTTACCCACATAGAAGTTCCAAGAGCTGACCCCCCAGTTTCAATATACATTGCTACATAAGTTACTCCACCAATAACTGCTGTATCTAATGTAGCCGGAGAAGTTAAACAGCTTCCGAATTTAACATCCCCTAATAATTTACCAAATGCTCCATAATTAGCATCAGTTGAAATACCGCAAGCATGTACAACTGGAGTTAATAACGCCATTTTAACTGTTTCCGCTGCATCTCTGTAAACAAATCCTTTAAACGGAGCTGGTGAGGCGTCAAAACTATTACTCATCATGAAGAGTGCACTTGCGGATGTTAAATCACCGGATGCTTTTGGATTTTTAATTCTTGGACCATTACCTTGAGATACATCATTGCCAGTTACGAATGTAAAAGTTGTTGGATAACCATCAATAAAAGTTCCAAGAGTGTTGTCAACTTCAAAAGCACAAGCAGGAGATTGATAAACACCAGATA